GTATAACTACTGGTCAACAGCTTTGACTGAGACTGTAGCTCTTGCGCCTAAAGCTAAATGGCTATTGGCAGAAGGTCAAGATGAAGGCCATGAGAACGAATGGGCAATGGCTAACATTAAAGCGATGCCTGTATTGCGTTATAAGCAGACAGACATTGAGGGCAGACCCGCTCCAGCTCCTACACGCTTACAGCCAGAGCCACCACCATCAGGCATTGTTACTGCATTACAAGGCTTGAATGGCGATTTACAAGCTGTTGTAGGCATCTTTGACCCATCACAGTTACCGCAAGGCAATGTTTCTGGCAAAGCATTGCAAGGTCAGCAATCCCAAGTGGATATGACCAATTTCCATTATTACGACAATTTGACTCGTTCAATTAGGCATACAGGTCGTATTATTCTTGATCTAATCCCTAAAATCTACGATAGAGAGCGTGTAATGCGTATTATTGGCGATGATGGCAAGCCTGAAATGGTTACTATCAACGAGCAAGGCCAAGATGAGCAAGGCGTATCTAAAGTATTAAATGACGTTACTGTGGGCGAATATGACGTAGTAATGGAAACAGGCCCTGGTTATAACTCTAAACGTCAAGAAGCTGTAGATTCTATGGTGCAAATGCTGTCAGTTGACCCTGCATTAATGCAACAAGCTGGCGATTTGATCTTCCGCAATATGGACTTCCCTGGCGCTGATGTGATTGCCGATAGACTCGCAGCCGTTAACCCAATGGCTCAAATTGACGATAAATCACCAATTCCACCACAAGTTCAGATGCAGTTGGCTAACAATAAGCAGCAAATGCAACAGATGCAACAGGTTATCCAACAGTTACAACTTGATATTAAACACAACAGTTCTGTTAAGCAGATGCAAGAAGAAGCTGAAACTAAGCGTGAACTCATGCGCCAGACTGCAAAAGCTCACGATACAGAGATGCGTGATACCACTGCACAGACTGATACTGTCATTAATAACCAGACTAAGATTGAAATTGAGCAAATGAAAGCGCAATTGGCTTTATTGCTTGCCCACATGAATAAAACTGAATTTAAAGCTGCAAACGCAGAAGTAGTAGAAAGAGCTATTTAATGTTGTAAAAAAGAGACAATTGTGTTATAAATTAATTTACCTATCTATGGGTTAATAGAAATTTTAAGGAGCTTGAGAAATCATGGCCGAAGCAGAAATAGTAAGAACCGCATCAAATGTAGTAACAAGTGATAATTTAGCTGAATTTCATGCTGAAAAATTAGGTTTAGCTAGTGATGAAGCTCCAGTTGAGGCTGATCAAGAAACCCTTGAATCAGAGCCAACAGTTGAAGCTCAAGCTGAGAGTGAACCAGAGGCAGAGGAAGAAGCGGAAGTAGCAGACAAGCCGAAACAAAATCCCAAAGTCCGTATGCGTTTTGAACAAGTATCAAAAGAACTTGCAAAAGAGCGTGAAGCTAAACAAGCCTTAGAAACTCGTTTACAGGAACTTGAGAGCAAAGTAGCGCCAGCACCCCAATCATACGAACAGCAGATCTTGGGCGAGAAACCCCAAGCAAGCCAGTTCCAAGATGCTTTTGAATATGCAGAAGCATTAGCTGAATGGAGTGCGGAAAAGGCATTAGTAGAACGTGATAAGCAAGAACAACAGCGCAAGATCGACAATGAGCGCCAAGAAGTAATTAAATCTTGGACTTCAAAACTTGAAAAAGCTAAAGTTGATTTGCCTGATTTTGACGATATGGTAGCTTCTAGCCAAGTGCAAGTACGAGATGAAGTACGAGATGCAATACTAGAATCAGATGTAGGCCCACAAATCCTATATCACCTAGCATCAGATGATGACCTTGCCCAACGCATTTCTACAATGCCAGTTAACAAAGCTCTTAAAGAATTAGGGAAATTGGAAGTTCAATTTGAGCGTAAAGAAGCTCCAGTTGAGAAAAGCGAACCTGTTGCTCGTAGTAAAGCCCCAGCACCAATTAAGCCTCTTACAGCAGGAAAAGGAACGTCTGACGTTCTCATTGACGGAAATGGCGCATTTCATGGCACATATGCTCAATGGAAAGCTGCAAGACAAGCTAAACGGATACGCTGATAAACCTAATTTAAATTAAAGGAAATAAATCATGGCAAATAATTTGCTAACCATTTCCAAGATCACTAACGAAGCGTTGATGGTCTTAGAAAACGAATTAACATTCACATCTGAAGTAGATCGTAACTATGATGACCAATTTGCCGTAGTTGGTGGCAAAATCGGTAACACAGTAAACGTGCGTAAACCTGGTCGTTTCATTGGTACAACTGGCCCAGCTTTGAACGTAGAAGATTTCAACGAGACTTCAGTTCCTGTAACCTTGTCAACACAGTTCCACGTTGACACACAGTTCACAACACAAGATTTGGCATTGTCTTTAGATATGTTCTCTGATCGTGTATTGAAGCCTGCTGTTGCTGCTATCGCCAACAAGATTGACCGTGATGGTACTTTGCAAGCTGCTAACAACACAGCCAATATCGTTGGAACTGCTGGTACTCCTCCAACTGGTTTGATCACTTACCTGACTGCTGCTGCTTACCTTGATTCTGAAGGCGCACCTCGTGATGGTCGTAGATCATGTATCGTTGAGCCATTTACATCCGCTACTATTGTTGACAGCTTAAAAGGCCTATTTGTGCCACAAGAAGCTATTGGCGAGCAGTATCGTAAAGGCTTGATGGGTCGTGACTCTGCTGGTATGAACTGGAAGATGGATCAAAACATCGTAGCTCATACTTATGGTAACTTCTCAACAACAACTGTAACTGCTTCTGTTGCTACTACAACAGCTACTGGTTTCTTGACAAGTGGTTGGGCTTCTAGCTCTAACATCACTTTGACAGCAGCCAATACTGGTACTATCAACTTAAACCAAGGCGATACATTCACAATCGCTGGTGTTTATGCAGTTAACCCACAAAACCGTCAGGCTTATGGTTCTAACAAGCTGCGTAACTTTGTTGTTAACTCTGCTGTTTCAGTGGCTTCAGGTTCATCTGTAACTGTAAACGTATCTCCAGCTATCATTACTGCTGGTCAGTTCCAGAACGTGTCTATCCCTTCAACTAGCGCAACTGCTGCTGTTACTTTCTTTAATAGCACAGGCGTTGTTTCCCCACAAAACATCATCATGCACCGCAATGCGTTTACTCTAGCAGTAGCCGACCTTGAGTTGCCAGAGGGTGTTCACTTTGCTGGTCGTGCAAGCGACAAGGAAATTGGTCTGTCAATGCGTGTAGTTCGTCAATACACCATTAATAACGACTCTATTCCTACTCGTTTAGACGTCTTGTATGGTTGGGCTAACTTGTATCCTGAACTCGCTTGCCGTGTTGCAGCTTAATTTTTTAACGAATAAAGGAAAATAATCATGGCAAATCCAGGCCCAGCAGTAACCACCTCGATTCACCCACAAGTATTAGGCTCTAACCAAGCATTGCGTTTGATCGCAACTGCTCAAGGTGTTAGCCTAGCAACTTTAGGTGATACAGCAGTTAACGTAATTGATGTAACCAACTATGTACCTGTTTCAGTTATCACAGCTAACTGTAATAACGCAGGCGCAGCAGTATCAACCTCAAGCACCTATTTAGGTGTTTACACAGGTTTATCTGCTGGTGGTACAGCAATTTATACTAAAGCTGCTTTAGCAACTAACACAACTACTGCTAACGCATCTGTTGTAGCTGCTACTTTGACTGCTAGTGCAACAAACGCACAAACTTTGTATGTAAACGTATCTTCTGCTGCTGTAACAGGCACAATTGACGTATATGTATATGGTTACGACTTGTCAGCACAGTAATCTGTTGTAAAATAGAAGCCCACCCCCTAAAAAGGGTGGGTTTTTAACATTCTGAGGGGATTAAATGAAAAGCGTAATGATTGCAATGCCTTGCTATTCAGCAAAAGTGCATTTTCCGACTATGAGAGCTATCTTGCTTGATGCAGTCAATATTATTGGTCGTGGTGATAAATTTAGCATGGCAGAGGACATAGGAAATAGCGATATTGCAGGCTCAAGAGGGGCATTATTTGCTGCTTTTGTGCGCTCTAATGCCGATACATTAGTATTTATTGATGATGATGTATTTTGGCAACCAGGTGATTTGCTCAAATTAATTGATTATCCTGTAGATGTTGTAGGTGGTATTTACCCTAAGAAATCAGACCCTCTTGAATGGCCTTTTAAAATTGGCATTAAAGACGAATATCGTAATGATCCTGAAACAGGACTTATGGAAGTTTTGGGCTTACCTGGTGGCTTTATGAAGATTAGCCGTAATTGTGCTGAAAAGATGATTGATGCATATCCTCGCCAGACTTTGCGTAGTGTAGGTGAACATACTCAGTTTTGGCCTTTATTTGACCCTTATGAGATGCCTGATGGCAATCGTTTAAGCGAAGATTTTAGCTTTTGCCAAAGATGGGTTGATATAGGTGGCAAAGTATGGGCAAATCTTGAGTTTGAACTAGGTCACATTGGCTATAAAACTTTTAAAGGAAGTTGTGGAAAACACTTGAGACAAGAACAAAACAATGTAAAATAGTGGTAGATTTACCACACTACCCCTTTGCAAAGGAAAAAATTATGTCTAGCACTACCGTAACTCGTGGCAATTCACACGAAACTTTTTACATCGCTCCATCCCTTACTCCAACTCAAGTAGCCCCAAATACCACTTCAAACCAGACTTTTAGTTTGCCTGGCTTGCAATTGACTGACATTATCATGGCTCAAGGTTTTACATCAAACCAGACTGCTGGAATTGTTATTTCTGAATGTGATTGCTTGACAGCTAACGTATTAACAATTCAATTTGCTAACGTAGCTACTGCTAGTGCCACACCTCAAACTGGTGTTTATGAGTTCCAAATTGTTCGTGCAGAAGGCCCATTGCCAACTACTGCTGTTTAAGGAAAAATCATGGCTAACGTATCAGCATATCGTTTTGTAGGCCCTACAACGGCTATTACTGTTAGTGGCACTTCTTCTACTTCTGTAACGATCACGCCTAACGGCAATGATCAGCCTAACTTTTGTGGGTTTTTAAATACTGGCGCAAACCCTGTAGCTATTACGATTGCTCCTGCTATTGCAGGCACAACGACTACAGCTCCTGCTGCCGTATTGCCCACAGGTGGTAACACTAGCCAATCATTTATTTTGGGTGTAGCAATGTCCCAACCTACTGTGATTGCAGTTCCACCTAGTTTTGCAATTACAGCAATTGGAACAAGTGGCACACTATATGTAATGCCAATGGTTGATCAAAACTAATAAAGGACAGTTATGGCTGTCAATGATTCTGTAACGCAGAATTTACTGCCTGTTCAGGCATATTTCAATCTCGATGGCACGTTTAATACGTTCATCGGGCAAAATATGCCTTTTTACGCCTCTACAAACCCGATTCAGTCGGGTTTAACCATTACCAATAGCACATTAGATAGTTCACCTATTGGCTCTACAGCGCCTTCTACAGGCGTTTTTACCAATATTCAGACTACAACAGGGCAGATTACAACTCAGCCTACTGGCTCAACTGATATTGTTAACTTGCTTGCTTTGCAGTCTTATGCAGCAGGCATTAGTTGGAAACAACCAGTAGCTTGTGCCACTTTAGCCAATATTACGCTGTCAGGTCTGCAAACCATTGATGGTTATACGACTTTATCAGGCGATAGAGTCATTGTTAAGAATCAAACAACAAGTGCTAATAATGGTATTTATATTGCATCTAGTAGCGCATGGAGTCGCTCTACAGATGCAGATGCTTGGACTGAGCTAGTTTCAGCAATAGCCTTTGTAGAATATGGCTCACAAGCAGGATCAGCATGGTTTTGCACAGTTACGCCTGGTGGCACATTAGGCACAACTCCTGTTACTTGGGCGCAATTTACCACTTCTGCAACATACACAGCAGGCACAGGGTTAACCCTTACTGGATTTCAATTTAGCATTACAAACATAGGAACAGCAGGCACATACGGCTCTGCATCAAGTGTTCCTGTATTTACAACCAATGCTCAAGGTCAAGTTACTAGCGTAACAAACACTAGTATTGCCATCGCCAATACGCAAGTAAGTGGTCTTGGCACAATGTCCACGCAAAACGCTAATAACGTAGCAATTACAGGTGGAAGCATTACAGGAACGCCTATAAGCGGTTCTACTGTAGGTGGCACTACTATCACGGCATCTACTCAGTTTAGTGGGCCTGGTACGGGTTTAACAGGCACAGCAAGCGGACTATCTATTGGTGGCAACGCTGCAACTGCAACTACTGCAGGATCAGCCACAACAGCAACTACAGCAACCAATTTAGCTGGTGGTGCAACAGGGTCTTTGCCCTATCAAGCAGGGGCAAGCTCTACTACATTTTTATCAGCAGGCTCAAATGGGCAATATTTAACGCTTTCTAGCGGTGTTCCTGCATGGGCATCATTACCTACAAGTGTTAGCTCATTTAGCGCAGGCACTACAGGATTTACACCATCTACAGCAACTACAGGCGCAGTAACACTATCAGGCACATTAAACGTAGCAAATGGTGGAACTGGCGTAACAACATCAAGTGGTGCAAATAGCGTAGTTTTGCGTGATGCTAACGCTAATATTTCTGTAAATTGTTTGTTTGAGGGCTTTGTAAGCCAAGCTGCAAGTGGCACAACAATTACACTTAATGCTGCATCTGCACAAAACTATCAAATAACAGGCTCTGGCGGTCAAACAATTCAACTGCCAAATGCAACAACTTTGCCTAATGGTGCATTGTTTACATTCAATAACAATCAATCATCAGGCGCAATTACTGTAGTTAATACATCATCTACTACGATTGCAACAATAAATTCAGGTGGATATGTAACGGTTGTATTAACTAATAACTCTACATCAGCAGGGTCATGGGATCGTCATGATTCAACCCCTTCTAACGTATCTTGGTCAACTAATACATTAGATTATCCAGGCTCAATTACTTCAGCATCTTGGAATGGCACAACCATAGCCTACAATCGTGGTGGTACAGGGCAATCTTCTGCATTTGTAGCTGGTGGCATAGTTTATGGTTCAAGCACAACTGCATTGGCAGTTACTGCAGCAGGCACATCAGGTCAGTTTTTGACTTCTAATGGCACAGGCGCACCAACTTGGGCAACAGTAACAACTGCAATTACGATTACAGACGATACAAGTTCTGCATCTAATTACTATCCTTTATTTGCTCGTGTTACTACAGGCACAACTAATACTGAATACACAAGCTCTACAAAATACACTTATAACCCCTCTACTGGTGTTTTAAGTGCTACAAGTTTTACAGGCGCAGGAACAGGATTAACAGGAACTGCATCAAGTCTAAGTATTGGCGGTAATGCAGCAACAGCAACTTCTGCAACCTCTGCTACGACTGCTACAAATATTGCTGGTGGTGCAAATGGTTCAGTTCCTTATCAAACAGGGTCTGGCGCAACAACATTTTTAGCTGCAGGAACAAATGGCTATATTTTGACGTTATCTGGTGGCGTTCCTACATGGGCTGCTGCTCCTGCAACTGGCGTAACAATCAGCGATGACACAAGTTCTGCAACTGCTTACTACCCATTATTTGCAAGAGTAACAACAGGCACAGCATCAACAGAATATACAAGCTCTACCAAATATACTTATAAGCCAAGCACAGGCGAATTAAGTTCCCCTGAAGTTATTGCAAGCAATGGATTATTAGTAAATAACGCAACTGTATCGTCAAGCTATACAGTAGCTTCAGGAAACAATGCTTTAAGTGTTGGCCCAGTAACAGTAGCAAGCGGTCAATCAGTTACAGTTAGTTCAGGTCAAAGGTGGGTGGTTCTATGAGTTCAGTTGTTATTTCAGGCGATACAAGCGGTGCTATTACATTAGCCGCCCCAGCCGTAGCTGGTACTAATACTATTAGTTTGCCAGCAAGCACAGGCACAGTTTTAACTACTGGTAGCCCACAGCCAGGGGGTGTAGTTCAAGTTGTAAATGCTGCTTATGGAACAACTTATTTTTCTACAACTAGCACTTCATTTGTATCTACATCATTAACTGTAACGATTACACCTAAATTTGCAACAAGTAAAATTTTGTTGCTTTTACAAGTTGAATGTTATAACAATACTGCAAATTATGGCGGTGACTTAACTATTTACAGAAATGGCTCAAATTTAGCAAGTGGTTCATTAGGAAGAATGTATCCCATTGTTGGTCAATTAGCTATTAATATTCCTATCAATTATTACGATTCTCCAGCAACAACTTCTGCAACAACTTATACACTTTATGTTAAAAGCACAAATTCTAGTTTTGCTTTTAATGTTTTTCAAGACCAGTATCCAGCAACAATTACTGCATTGGAGATTGCACAATGATTAATTTACATAATGCCATTCGTGCGCTAAATTCTAATGTTATAACTATTGATGGTGATATAGCTTACGACCAAGAAGGCAATGAAGTTGCATACGATAAATCTGCCGCAGAATCTAAACTGGCTCAATTACAAGCTGAAGAAACTGCTAAACAAGAAGCAGAAATAGCCGCCAAAGAATCTGCATTATCTAAACTAACTGCACTTGGTCTTACTGCCAATGAAGTTAAAGCACTATTAGGAATTAAATAATGGCATCTACTATATCTGCTGGAACTACAAGTGGAACTGCAATAGCTATTAGTGGTGATACTACTGGTAATTTAGCATTTACAACACAAGCTGGTGCTAATACTATTACTGTACCAAATAGCACAGGAACTATATTAACTACAGGTAGCCCACAGTCAGGTGGTGTTATTCAAGTGGTTAGTTCTACTTATTCAACACAAACAAGTACATCATCTAATACCTATTCTGATACTGGTTTAACTGCAACTATTACTCCTAAATTTACTACTAGTAAAATTTTAGTTGTTGTTAATCATGGAGAATGTCAAAAAGATACTGGGGCAAATCTTATTAGAATTAAAATGATTTTATTGCGTAGCGGTACTCAACTTGCTCAATTTGCTTCTGATGGTTTATTTACTAATTCTAGTTCTGTAAATACAGGAAGTATTGCTTTTAGTTATTTAGATTCTCCAGCTACAACTTCTGCAACCATCTACAAAACACAATTTGCAAGTAATGGTGCTTATGGTACTGTTTATGCCCAAAACGGAAATACTTCATCAACCATTACTCTTATGGAGATTGCAGGATGATTAATATTACAAATGCAATTTACAAACTTTACCCTAGCGTAATCCGTACAATAGGCGATACTGCTTACGATGCTAACGGCAATGAAGTAGCTTATGACCTACAAGCCGTAACTGAACAGGCTGAAGCGGATGCACAAGCAGAAGTATCTGCCAAAGCATCTGCACAAGCCAAACTTTCAGCATTAGGACTTACAACAGAAGAAATTAGAGCTATATTAGGAATATCAGCATGAGTATGATTATTGATGGGACTAATGGTCTAACATTTAACAACGCTACTACACAGAATAGTGGTGGTTTAACTGGTTCTACAAGTCAGTTATGCAAAGCATGGGTTTCATATAATGCAGTAGCACAAACTATTTCAGCTTCTTATAATGTAAGTTCGGTTACTTATAACGCAACAGGTGAATTTACAATAAACTTTACAACTGCATTTGCAGATAATAAGTATGCAATAGTTGGCACAACTTTACCTGGAACTTCTATAGGAACTGGAAGAACTGGTACTTCAGACATTACAACAACAACAACAAAAATTTACACAGGATATATTTCTGGTACTTATCTTGCAAACAATAGTGCTTACAATTCTGTTGCATTTTTTAGTGCATAAAGGATAAATTATGACACAAGTAATTATTTATACAAATTTAAATGGTGGAGTATCTGTAACAACTCCTACTGGTGAATTGTCCATTGAAGAAGTATTAGTTAAAGACTGCCCAGCAGGTGCAATTATTGTTGATGCTTCTTCTTTACCTAATGACAACGAATACTTTAATGCTTGGGAATTAGTAGATGGTAAAGTAATAGTTAATGAAACTAAAAAACAAGCACTTATTGCCCCGATAGCTGCAAAGGCTTCTGCATTAGCTAAACTAGCCGCATTAGGTTTAACCCAAGA